GATTACGCAAATGCCCAAGAAATGTATCATAATGGTGAAAAGCATTTGTTAATTTCTCACAATGATATTTTAGCTGTGATAGTGGGTGAGTAGAATTATACCAACATATGAAGATAAAAAATGGACCGTTACAGAATTTGACACGGATCAGGAGTTTATTGATTTTTTAATTTCTATTTTTAAAATTCCTGGGGAATATCAATTTGATGAGACATCTTCAGATTTTAATCAACAATCTAGAAACTTTGAAGAGCAAGGTTTTTATTGCGCATCACCATTTAGGTCTAAAGATTTTAATACTTATTGGGATGATCAAAAAGAAAAATGTAGAAAAGGTGTAATTTTTAAAAATGGTGATCGCGTGTGGTATCTAACTAGAGATTACTACATGTGGCTTAATTTTCTTCCGATATATGATAAAGAGGAAAAGAAATATGGGTTTGCTAAAGTCAGAGATGCTCAGTATCATATGGCTTTATATGAGTTGCTGGCGGAACTTAATTTTAAGCATGTTGCAATTTTAAAAAAACGTCAGATTGCTTCTTCTTACTTTCATATGGGTAAGATTATAAATACATATTGGTTTGAAGAAGGTAGTGTGTGTAAGATTGGTGCTAGTTTAAAGGACTATATAAATGATAAAGGTTCTTGGAAATTTTTAGATGAATATAAAGATTTTCTTAATCAGCATACAGCTTGGTACAGACCAAGCAATCCAGAAAAAGTTCTCTTATGGCAACAGCAAATTGAGGTTAGAGTTGGAAATAGAAAAACCACAAAAGGTTTAAAATCTAAAATACAAGGTACTTCATTTGAAAAAAGTCCTACCACAGGCGTCGGTGGACCAACTACATACTTTTTTCATGAAGAGGCCGGCATTGCTCCAAAAATGATGGAGACGTATGAGTATTTAAGGCCGGCTATGTCATCCGGACAACTTACCACGGGTATGTTTATTGCAGCGGGTTCTGTTGGTGACTTAGAGCAATGCAAACCTCTTAAGGATATGATATTAAATCCCACTAATAATGATATATACGCTGTGGAAACAGATCTTTTAGATGGAGATAATACTGTTGGATTAGCCGGTTTATTTATACCTGAACAATGGTCAATGCCGCCGTTTATTGATGCCTACGGTAACTCATTAGTTTCAGAAGCATTAGTGAGTATTTATAACCAGAGAGCAAAATGGAAGACAGAATTAAATCCTGAACAGTATCAACTTAGGATATCACAGTCCCCCACTAATATTGCGGAAGCATTTGCTTATAGAAAGGAATCTATATTTCCTCAAGGTCTTATTTCTAAACATCTTAAAAAGATAGAAGAAAAGCATTTTCCTTATGAATGTATTGAACTAGAAAGAACAGCAGAAGGTATTGTTGCAAAGAGAACTAGTAAACTACCAATATCTCAATTTCCCATTGATAAACAAACAACAGACAAATCTGGGGTTTTAGTTGTTTGGGAAAGGCCAACAAAGAATCCTGGGTTTTTAAACTACTATGCTTCTATTGACCCTGTTTCTGAAGGTAAAACAACCACCTCTGATTCTTTGTGCAGCATTTATGTTTATAAATCTGCCACAGAAGTTAAACGTGAAACTCCAGATGGGTATGAATCTTTTATAGAAAAAGATAAAATTGTTGCCGCTTGGTGTGGTCGTTATGATGACATTAACAAAACACATGAGCAATTAGAAAAAATCATAGAATGGTATAACGCTTGGACTGTAGTAGAAAACAACATCTCTCTTTTTATTCAGTACATGATATCAAAAAGAAAACAAAGATACCTTGTTCCAAAACAACAAATTTTATTTCTAAAAGACTTAGGTTCAAATACCACAGTTTATCAGGAGTATGGTTGGAAAAATACAGGAACTTTGTTTAAAAGCCATCTTATTTCTTATGCAATTGAGTTTTTAAGGGAAGAGATTGACAAAGAACTTGACTCCGAAGGAAACACATTAAGTGTAGAGTTTGGAATTGAAAGGATCCCAGATCCGATGTTATTAAAAGAGATGCTAGCATATCAGCCTGGTGTAAACGTTGACCGGTTAGTTTCTTTTGCCGCTTTAGTTGCATTTGCTAAAATACAGCAGTCTAATAGAGGATTTGCTAAAAGAAATGAAGAAGATAGCACAAAGAACTTGGAAAATCAAAAAAATTTGTATAAATTAAAGTATAGTCCGTTTAAAAATTTAGAACGCCGGGGGTCTTTGATTTCAGGTAAAGTTTCTAGAGCGGCTTTTAAAAATCTTAAATAATGAAACTATACAACGCACTAGATTTAAAAAAAGGAGCTAAAGCAGAGGGTTACCAGGCTACATCAAGCCTTACACAACCGGTTCAATTTTTACCACAAAAAGATAAAGATGATGATTGGGCAGCTTGGAATATAGATTGGTTAGAAATACAAGGTGTTGAATTTTTAAGAGTGAATGCTAGAAAGTTACTTAAAAACTATAAACTTGCCAAGGGGATCATAGATAAAACAGATTACATTGTTTCTGATGATAATGACTACGCTGATATGCTTGACGTTTTAACCAAAGAAAACGAATCAGCATTAGAACTTAAATTCTATCCAATTATTCCAAACGTAATTAATGTACTTTGTGGAGAGTTTTCTAAAAGATATAATGGTATTCAATTTAGAGCTGTTGATGACACCTCTTATAATGAGATGCTTGAACAAAAAAGGGCTCTTATTGAACAGAATTTATTAGCTGATGCAGAGTCAAAACTTATTGCTAAAATGATTGAAATGGGATTGGATCCTCAAAGTGAGGAAGCTCAAAAATCATTAGCTCCAGAAAATATTAAGTCTCTTCCAGAAATTGAAGACTTTTTTAGGAAAGATTATAGATCTTTAGTAGAGGAATGGGCAAGTCATCAGTATAAAGTTGATGAAGAAAGATTTAAAATGCAAGAATTAGAGGAGAGGGCTTTTAGAGATATGCTCATCACGGATAGAGAATTTTGGCATTTTAAGATGCTTGAAGATGACTATGATGTTGAGTTATGGAATCCAGTACTTACATTTTATCATAAATCTCCGGATAGTAGATATATATCAGAGGGAAATTTTGTTGGTAAAATTGACTTAATGACAGCCGCGGATGTTGTTGACAAATATGGTTATTTAATGACAGAAGAACAATTAGTGTCTCTTCAGAATATTTACCCTGCTAAATCAGCATTGTATCAAGTAAATGGATACCAAAATGATGGCAGTTATTATGATGCTACTAAGTCGCATGAGTGGAATACAAATTCTCCAGGTCTTGACTATAGACGTTTTGTTAGTAATTGGACTAATGATCCAGCTATTGGCGGGGATATTTTAAGTTCTATTTTAAAAGAGGGGGATGATATTTCAACTTGGGGTGAAAGATATTTAATGAGAGTCTGCACAACTTACTGGAAAACACAAAGAAAATTAGGTCATTTAACTAAAATAACTTCAGAAGGTGAGGTAATTCAAGAAATTATTGATGAAACATTTAAGGTTACAGAAAAGCCTATATACGATACATCAATGTTTAAAAACAAAACAAAAGAAAATCTTATTGAGGGAGAACATATTGAATGGATTTGGATTAATGAAGTTTGGGGTGGTGTTAAAATTGGACCAAACCTTCCAGCTTTTTGGAGATCAAATGTATCTAATAATATCAACCCAATTTATTTGGGTATAAATAGAAAAAAACCAGGCAGAATTCCTTTTCAATTTAAAGGCAGTCAAACTTTGTATGGATGCAAATTACCGGTTGAGGGTCGTGTGTTCTCTGATAGAAATACAAAATCAACATCTTTAGTTGATTTAATGAAAGCTTATCAGATTGGTTATAATATGGTTAACAATCAAATTGCCGATATATTGGTGGATGAGCTTGGCACAGTTATTATGTTTGATCAAAATGCTCTTCCTAGACATTCTATGGGAGAGGATTGGGGAAAGGGTAATTATGCTAAGGCATTTGTAGCCATGAAAAATTTTCAGATGCTTCCTTTAGATACTAGCATTACTAACACCGAAAACCCTTTATCTTTTCAGCATTATCAAACTTTGAATCTTGAACAAACAAATAGATTAATGACAAGAATTCAGCTTTCTAATTATTTTAAACAACAGGCTTTTGATTCAATTGGAATTAATCCGCAAAGACTTGGCGCTCCAATTGGACAAGAAACTGCCACTGGTGTTACACAAGCCTTAAATCAATCTTACGCTCAAACAGAAATTTACTTTAATCAGCACTCTGATTATTTGATGCCTCGTGTTCATCAGATGAGAACGGATTTAGCACAGTTTTATCAAAGTTCAAATCCAAGTGTTAGGCTTAGTTATATAACAAGTGAAGCGGAAAAAGTTAATTTTACTATTAATGGTACAAAGCTTTTGCTTAGAGATTTTAACATTTTTGCTACAACAAAAACCAATCACAGAGCTGTTTTAGAGCAACTTAAACAACTTGCAATTCAAAATAATACAGCCGGCGCCTCTATTTATGATCTCGGTAATATTATTAAATCTGAATCAATGGCTGAAATTACATCTGCCCTTAAGAGTTCTGAGGAAAAACAAAATGAAATTAGAGAGAGGGCAATGGAAAACCAAAGGCAGATGCAAGAACAACAACTTCAGGCTCGTGCACAGGAGAATCAAGAGAAAATAAATTTTGAAATCACTGAAAATGAGAAGAATAGGCAAAAAGATATTTTAATTGCTGAAATTAGATCTGCTGCCTTTGGTTCTGGCCAAGATGTTAATAAGAATATGATTTCAGATTATAAAGATGCAATGACTGATATACGTAAGACAACAGAGTATCAGGAGCAGATGAACTTTAAAAGAGAAGAGAATGCCGTTAAAAGTAGTATTGAAAGAGACAAACTTAATGTTGAAAAAGAAAGATTAA